ATGGAGTGGAGTAAAAGACAGATTAAAATAAATTAAATAAAATTCTATTATATACTATGAAACTAGAAATCAGTAAGTTAAAACCTAATAATAATAATCCTAGAATTATAAAAGATACTAAGTTTAAAAAACTTGTTCAATCTATTAAAGATTTTCCTGAAATGTTAGAATTAAGACCTATAGTAGTTGATGAAGATATGACTATACTAGGTGGAAATATGAGACATAAAGCTTGCATTGAAGCAGGATTAAAAGAAGTATATATAAAAATAGCTAAAGATCTTACTGAAGATCAAAAAAAAGAATTTATTATAAAAGACAATGTAGGATTTGGAGAATGGGAATATAGTTTATTAGCAAATGAATGGGATAGTGTAGATTTAACAGATTGGGGTTTAGATGTATGGATTAATAATGATGACTTAGAAGAACCAAGTTTTGATGAATTAACAGAAGATAATGTAAAACCACCTGTAATAAAAATAACTTTTGCTAATGAAAATGATTTAAAAAATGCAGAAAAAAATATTATTGAAATGTTAAAGCTTTATGATAAAGCATTTTATTCTGTTACTAGTGAAAAATGAGATTAGAAAAAGCATCATATAAAGCAGTTAAATATGCCTGTTTAAAATTTCACTATGCTAAAACAGTTCCTATTACTAATATTAGTTATTCTGTTTTTAATAATAATAATGAATGGTGTGGAGTAATATGTTATGGTAATGGTGCTAATTATAATTTAGGAAAAAAATATGGTGTAGTATCAGGTCAGTTTTTAGAATTAACTAGAATGGCATTAAATGGTAAACAGGAAAGCACTAGTAAAGCTTTATCTTTATCAATTAAAATGATTAGAAAAAATAAACCGTTAGTACAATTATTAATAAGCTATGCAGATAAAGGACAGAATCATAAAGGTATAATATATCAAGCTACTAATTGGTTATATGTAGATGAAACAGAATCTAGTGGTATAGAAGTTTTTTATAAAGGAAAATGGACACACGATAGAATACAATCTAGTTTAAGCAAAGAAGTATGGAAAAGTATAGAAAAGAGAAAAAAATCAGGTAAGTATAAATATATATACCCTTTGAATAAAAAAATTAGAAAAGAAGTAATAGGATATAATAAAAAATATCCAAAATGCGAGAATAGCTTAATTAGTTAAAGCGCCTATTATACCAAATAGGAGATGGAGTGCAATTCTACCTTCTCGCTCAAAATATAAAATATGGACAAAAATAGACACATAAAAAAAGAAGCAATATTAAAAGCTTTAGAAAATAGTTTAGGAGTAGTTACATTAGCTTGTAAGCAAGCTGATATACCTAGAAGTACATATTATAAATGGCTTAAAGAAGATCTAGAGTTTGCTAAATCTGTAAAAGAAATAGAGAATATTGCTTTAGATTTTGCAGAAAGTCAATTACATACACAGATTAAAGATGGTAGCACTTCAGCTACTATATTCTATTTAAAGACAAAAGGAAAAAAAAGAGGATATATTGAAAGAAGTGAATTAGATTTAAGTTCAGGAGAAGAACCAATTAAGATAAATGTAAACATCAAAGGAGTTGAACATTGATACTGAATTTACATATACAAGGACAAGCAATAGAATATCTATTTGACAAAAAAACAACAGAAGTATTATTTGGTGGTGCAGCAGGTGGAGGTAAGAGTTGGGTAGGTTGTAGTTGGCTTATCTTACTTTGTATTAAATACCCTCAAACAAGATACTTAATGGGTAGATCTAAGCTAGACAGCTTAAAGAAAACTACATTAAATACATTCTTTGAAGTATGTCAAACTTGGGGCATATTAGCAAACAAACATTACAATTTCAACGCAGGATCTAATATTATTAAGTTTTACAATGGTAGTGAAATAATACTAAAAGATCTATTTCTTTATCCATCTGATAAGAATTTTGACAGTTTAGGTTCATTAGAAATAACAGCAGCTTTTATAGATGAAGCAAATCAAATAACAGAAAAAGCTAAGAACATTGTAGCTTCTAGAATGAGATATAAGTTAGATCAATATGACTTAATACCTAAGCTTTTAATGACTTGTAACCCTGCTAAGAATTGGGTATATACTCAATACTACAAACCTGCTAAAGAAGGAATACAAAAACCACATAGACAATTTATACAAAGTTTAGTAGATGATAATCAATTTATTTCTAAGCATTATAAATCACAACTATTAACATTAGATGAATTAAGCAAACAACGACTTCTTTATGGTAATTGGGAATACGATGCAACTAATGATAATTTAATAGAATATGATGCTATACTGAATTTATTTAATCAAACAGGTATTATTGGCGAAAAATACATAAGTTGTGATGTAGCACGTTTTGGAAGCGATAGAACAGTTATAATGTATTGGGAAGGGTTACATATTAAAAAGATAAGAACTATGCTTAAATCGGCTGTAAATGAGGTTGTAGATCAAATTAAGATATTACAACAACAATATGCAGTAAGATTAACTAATATTATAGTTGATGAAGATGGTGTAGGTGGTGGAGTTAAAGATTACTTACGTTGCAGAGGTTTTGTAAATAATTCAAGAGCAATAAAAGGAGAGAACTATCAAAACTTAAAAACTCAATGTTATTATAAATTAGCAGATATGGTAAATACTGCACAAGTAGGCATTGAATGTAAAGATATTAATATAAAAAATCACATTATAGAAGAACTAGAACAAGTTAGAACAAAAGATGCAGACAAAGATAATAAGCTACAGATGATACCAAAAGAAACAGTTAAAGATATTATAGGTAGATCTCCTGATTATGCAGATGCAATAGCTATGAGAATGTTTTTTGAATTAGATTCTAATTATGGTAAGTATTTTGTACAATAGAAAAAGGTGTAAAATAAGAAGCTCAAGAATTAACCTGATCTTTGTCCTTCTCCTTAAATTACACCTTTGAAAAACAAAAACTTTTTGAAAACGTAGACAAATATACAATTTTAAACTAAAAAACAAATAATTCTATTATATATTATGCGATTGAAAATAAATAAAGATGGCAAACAGAGTGTTTACACAATGATAAACAGTTGGGAAGATGTAACACTTGATAAATGGGTAAAAATAATAAGCACTAAAGAAAAAACTAATAGTGAAGAAGCTATTGATTTAATTAGTATATTATCTGATATACCTGCTAAAGTAATAAAAGAACTATCAATTAATGATGTTTCAGTTATTATGAATAAGATAGCTGAACTTCAAAAAGAAGAAAATACAGAATTAAAAACTATTATAAAAGTAAATGATATTGAGTATGGCTTTCACCCTAATTTAGAGGAAATTACATTAGGAGAGTATGCAGATCTAGAAACATATTTAAAAGATGGTATAGAAAATAACATAACTAAAATAATGGCTGTATTGTATAGACCTATTACAGAAAAGGAAGGAGATAATTACTCTATTGAAGCTTATGGTAAAAGTGATCTTAGAATGAGAGCAGAAAAGCTTAAAATGATGAAAGCAAAAGATGTAAATAATTCACTAGTTTTTTTTTGGACTTTCGTGAAAGAACTATTGAAAACTTTGCAGCAGTTTTTAATGCAACAGAATCAGAAAATACTCAACAAAGTGCAGATGAACAATTTGCAGACAGGTGGGGGTGGTTCGGTGTAATGTATAGATTGACTAATGGAGAGATAATTAATTTAGATAGAATAACTAATTTAAGTTTATATGAGTGCTTAACTTGGCTTACTTATGAAACAGATTTAAACGAAACTAAAGCAGTACAAAGATGACATACTTTAAAGATTACAACAACACGATAGACACCCTAAAGCAATTAGGACAGCAACACTATCAAATACAAACTGTAGAATCAGGAGATATATATGAAATGGATCTACAAAAGAACACTAATTTTCCTTTGATGTTTATCAATCCAATTAATGCTATAGCAGGAACACATCAAATGACTTTAAACTTTCAAGTATTTATAATGGACTTAGTATTTCCTGATCAATCAAATGAACAAGAAGTATTATCAGATTGTCTACAGATTTGTAATGACTTTATAGGTACGTTTAAAAATGGGGAAAGCTTATTATTATCTAATCAAGGACTTGATGCTATACCTAAATACTTTACAGAAGGAGATATAACAATAGAGCCATTTACAGAAAGATTTGATAGTTCAGTTACAGGTTGGGTGTTTACTTTACCAATAATTATAGAAAACAATTATAATACTTGTATAGCACCACAATCTACAACAGATGCAATACACTAATGTTTAAATTTAAAATAGGAAAATTAACGATACAATTAATACCACCAAAGATCACATATCAATTATGAATTACGAAGAAATATTAGAAAAGCTAGAAGAAATAAGTATTAAGTTTAAAACATATAATGACTATCCTCAAAGTGCAACGAACAATGCAAAAAAAGTATTAAGATGGAGAGAGGAACACGGAGATGCTGTAAAAGGAATGACTAGAGTAGGTTGGACTAGAGCAAATCAATTAGCAAGAAAACAGAAGATTTCTAGAGATACTATTGCTAGAATGGCTTCATTTAAAAGACACGAAAAGAATGCAAAGATTAATCCTGATTTTAAATCTACACCTTGGAAAGATAAAGGATATGTAGCTTGGTTAGGTTGGGGTGGTACATCAGGTATTAATTGGGCAATAAATAAATTAAAACAAATAGATAAAAAATAATTATGGCAGATTTAACAACAACAATTAGTGAATCGGTAGTATTGAATGGGGCAGTTAGAGGTACTACAAACACAGTAACAACAACAGGTATAAATAACGTATATGAAAGAATTGTAACTTGTACTACAGGACAAACTACACATATAGCAACTTTTAATACTAATTCTTATGGTTCAGCAGTTCAGATAGATAAAGAAGATGTTAGATATATAAGAGTAACTAACTTAGATGCAACTAACACTTTAGAATTAGCAGTAGTAGGTGCAGCTACTTTATATCAAGTATTACTAAAAGCAGGACAATCACATATACTATGTGCAGCAGAAGATGTTATGTTAGCAGAAGCAGATACATCTCCTAGTTTTGGCACTATGGCTGATTTAACAAGTTTACAGGTTAGTCCTGCTGCTACTTTAGATGTAGAAATATTTGTAGCTAGTGTATAGTGAAAGCTTTAGAACGATACTTAAATAGTTTTGGTAAGAGTGTAGTAAAGCAATCTAAACAAATATTACAACAAGATAAGAAAGTAGTTACAGGTGCTTTATTAAATAGTATAAAGTATAACATAGTAAAAACATCTAATGGCTACAATGTTCAGTTTAGTATGCTTGACTATGGTAAGTTTATGGATAAAGGAGTATCAGGAGTAGGTGGTACTATGTATAAAGAAACAGATAAATATAAACCTAGTAAAAAAGAAGTAACATATACAGGAGAAAGAACATTTACTGATTTTAAAGGCATAAAAAGAAAAAGCCCATATAGTTATGTAAGTAAAATGCCACCTACTAAAGCTTTAGATAAGTGGACTGTAATGAGAGGATTAGCACCTAGAGATGTTAAAGGTAGATTTCTAACAAGAAGTAGTTTAAAGTTTGCTTTATCAAGATCTATATTTATAAAAGGTATAGAAGGTATTAGTTTTTTTCAAAAGCCATTAGGGATAGAGTTAAGAGGTTTTGCAGCACAAATACAAAAAGCAGTAAAAGAAGATATATTAAATAATTTAAGAAAATGAGTATAAACATAGAACAAGCACCATTATATAAAACTTTACCTGTAGGGCAAGATATAATTTTTACAGTATCTAGTGATGTTTTAGTAGCAACTAAATATAATGTAAAATTTACTGCTGAAATATATATTGATATTGAATCAAGTAATATTTATAATCCTAGTTCTTACATAGCTAAATTAAAAGTAACACCTAACAATGTTGGTAGAGGTATATTTTCTTTACAACCTGTTTTAGAAAGTTATGTATCTGCACAACATCAAGGTACTAATTTTGATACTATATCAAGTCAATATAAAGGAACAGCATATTCTGATGATAATCCACACCCTATACATTTGATTGATAAGTATGCTAATAATAAAAACAATGCAAGATATTTTGGTTTAATATTTAACATAGAATATTACAATACTGCTGATGCTGTAGGAACACCACAAACATTAACACAAGGACAACAATCATTTAAATATTTTTATTTTGATGGTGTTCTAGATTTTGATGAAGTGTTAAAAGTAACTAGAGGTAATTATGGATATAATTTAGATGGAGATAAATTAGTATTAAATGATTATTATGGAACATTAGGTAAATTTCTAACTAATGCTCCAACAACACAATACGCTAAATTAACAGATTATGGTACTTTATCTTTTTTAAACTTCCTTAATAGTGGTACTTATAGTTTTCAAGTTGGAACTGATAATGCTACAATTAATATGATGGCTTATATTAATATAAATTTATATGATAGAACAGGTGCACAACAAGGTTCTGCTATTCGTATAGATTGTACTGATACTAATGGTGGCTTTCAATATAATAATGATTTTTCTAATACTAGAATTATGTATTTTGGTGCTTTTCCTGCTAACTTAGATAATTGGAGTACAGATTGGGATACTCATAAAGCAAATACAGCTTATTATACAATACAAGCTTTTGATGATGAAGAAGAAGCAATTAGTCAGTTATATACTATAAATATAATAGGTAATAGTTGTAAAGGTTTTGAAAGCATTAGATTAACTTGGCTTAATCAATATGGTACTTGGGATTACTATACATTTAAAAAGAAATCAGTTAAATCTTTAAGAACTAATAGAACATCATATACTCAACAATCAGGAACTTGGAATGAAAAAAAATACAAAATAAGAGGTTTTAAAGGTGGTAAGAAAAACTTTAGAGTAAACACAAAACAACTTATCAGTATAAATACTGATTTTATAAATGAATCTGAATCTATTTGGTTTGAAAATCTAATGAATAGTACAGATGTATATTTGTTAAATGGTTATGATAGTGATGTAAATGATACTAGATACGGTATAGTTAATAAATATGTAGAACCTGTAAGAGTTACTACATCTAATTATGTTAGAAAAACTAAAGCTAATGACAAATTGATACAATATACTTTTGAAATAGAAAAAACTAAAAATAAAAGAACACAATCAGTATAATGTCAGTACAATTAGTATTATATCCTCAAAGTTATAAAGGTGTATATTCAACTACATCATATCCTGTATTAAGTGAATATGTAGCTGATACACCTTATTTTTTCTTTTTAAATTGGTTAGCTAATTATGATGTAGGAACATCTTCTTTAGATCCCTCATTAGATGCTGTAACAGCTAACCCACCAATACCTGCTTGGAGAACTTGGAGAAGTACAGGTGGTTTTTATGCAAATGTAACAGCACCTAGTCAAAGCTATTCAGATAGATTAATATTATATTCTAATAATGGTGCTATTTCTAGTAGTGGGGTATATCAAAAAATACAAAATTTAAATGTTGGTATATTATATGAGTTAAGAATTAAAATAACACAAATAGGTTCTGGTGGAACTTTATTAATTGGTAATCCTAATTTAACTACAACACTTGGTGGTGGTATGACAGCTAATTTATCTACATCAAGTACAACAACTCATATAGTAAATTTTACTGCTGCTAATACAGAGGAAGATTTAATAATAGATTATAGAAATAGTAATGGTACTACAATTAATATAGAGTTTGTAAGTATAAAAGATGCTATTAATGCACCATCACAAGGTTATGGAGATTTATCAGATGGACAAGTAATATGCGACTTATACGAAGAAGAAGATATACCTTTAACTTTATCTATTGACAATTTTAAAAATGTAGCTGAAAAAACACAAAGCTATTCTAAGGACTTTAATTTACCTGCAACAAAAAGAAACAACAAGATATTTAGCCATATCTTTGATGTTACTAGAACACAAGATGATCTAGGTTTTAACCCTTATGTAAAAACTAAATGTATATTAAAACAAGATGGCTACAACATATTTGAAGGATATTTAAAATTAATAGACATAACTAATAAAGAAGGAGAAATAAGTTATAATGTTAATTTATATTCTGAACCTGTAGCATTTAAAGATATATTAGAAAATAAAACTTTTAAAGATCTAGATTTTTCAGAATTAGATCACGATTATAATAAAACAAATATCAAAGCAAGTTGGTATGATAGCACAGGAATAACTTTATTAAATCCTTTATCTACTAATTCTAATGCTTATGATGCAGCATTAGGTGTGAATAATACTAATGTACTTAAATATCCTTTTGTTAATTGGAAAGGAGATTATGATGTAGATGCTAATAACTTTCCTATATTAGATACTTTAGAAGATGCTTTTAGACCTTGGATTAGTTGTAAATATATTTTAGATTCAATATTTGATGATACACCTTTTACATATAAATCAGAATTTTTAGATAGTACAGATTTTACTAATCTATTTATGGATTTTAATTGGGGTACAGGTAATGCACCTAATGATACTATACATACAGGTAAAACACAATTCACATATTTACATACTCAAACTATTAATACAGCTTGGGTTAATTTAGATTGTAATTCTAATAACTTTTCTAATGAATGGGGTTATAATCAAACAACTAATGTATTTACTTGTACAGCAGATAATACAGTTTATGATATTGTTGCAAAAGCAGTATTTAGATGTCAAGTAGCAGGGAATGCTATTAGAGTTAGGTTGTTACATACAGATACAACAGGTGCTCAAACAGTACATAATTTTCAAAGTCAATATATAGGAAGTTCAGGAGGACAATATTCTTATAACACTACTTTAAACATAGCATTACAATCAGGAGATACTCTAGAATTTCAAGCACAATCATCAGCATTAAATTCATTTGTTTGTGTTAATTCAAGTCCTTATCAATTTGGTGCTAGAATATATGGTAGTGTAACTATTAATAGAATAACTAACTCTATTCTTTTACATACTTTAAGAGGAGATTTAGGTCAATGGGAATTTATTAAAGGTTTTGTAAATATGTTTAATTTAGTTATGATACAAGATCCTGATAATCCTAATAGAATAATAATAGAACCATATAATACTATATTTTCATTAGATGCTGTAGGTACTAGTTTAGTTGAAAGAAATATATTATATGATTGGACAGATAAAATAGATGAAACACAAATTAAACTAACTCCTTTAGATCTAGCAAATAAAACAATATTTAAATATGAAGAAGATAGTAGTGATTATCCTACTACATATTATAATAGTTTAAGTTTAAAAGATTATGGTAGCGAAATACATTTAGGTATTAATAATGCTATGAGTATATTGACAGGAGAAGAAGAAATAAGTGCAGCACCTTTTTCAGCAACTTTAATTAAACCAATAGCAGATTATATAAATGATTTTATTATTCCTGTTATATATTCTAGTAATGATGAACAAACAGAATTTGAAAGTTTTGATAATAATCCTAGAATATTATATAAAATAGAATCTAGTCCTTTTCAATTTACAGGTAATACAACATATAAAATACCAACTCAAAATGGTATTTCAGGAGAACAAGCAACAGGATATTTAAGATTTTCACATACATCTAATTTAATTAGTGCATCTACTGATGATGATTTAAATTTTGGTACTATTCAATTATTATGTGGAGATAGTCCATTAAATAATTTATATCAAAAATATTGGAGTAGATATTATAGTGAATTATATAATCCTGATACTAAATATATGACTTTAAAAGTAAATTTAAATGCTTCTGATATAAATGATTTTGATTTTTCTAAAAATGTAATGATTAAAAACAGAGCATACAGAGTAAATAAAATAAATTACAAACCTAACGACTTATCTACAGTTGAATTTATATTAATAGGATAATGGATTATTTAAAAGATTATAACATAAAACCTAAAGAGGTTACTAGCACAGGAGAAGTAATATTTACAGATGGTACATATGAATTTCCTCCTAATCAATTAGCTTGTGAAGCATACGGATATACATATAATGAAGCTACAGGAACTTGTTCAGCTTTTAACTATAATTCTAAATTACAAAGCAATTTTTCTAATATATTGAATAACAGAAGTGGTGGTGCTACAGATAATGGTACTAAAAACACTATATTAAATGGTCAAGAAAACATTACAAAAGGAAATAACTTTAATAATGTAATGAATGGAGAAAAACATCAAATAGAAAATGGTGTTAATAATTCTATAGTTCTAAATGGTAATTATGGTCAAGCAACTAATCAGGGAGAAGTAATAATAGCAGGTGGTGGTTTTAATACAGCTTTAGGTCTTGCACAAACTTCTTTTGTACAACAATCAGGTAATACTACTGATGGCACACAAACTTCTTTATATACTCAATATATTACTAATAAGTTTATAGAAAAAGTACCTAATGCAGTTATAGGTTTTGAAGCTAATGTAATTGGTGTAAATACAGGTGTAGGAGAAGGTACAGCAGGAGATTATGGTTATGTACAGATTACAGGTGCAGTAACTTTTACAAATGGCTTGGCTTCTACATATCATCAAGCAACTACACATATAGTACAGTCAGGACATAGTGGTATGAATATAACAGCAGTAATGAAAGATGCTACTGCTACTTCTTTTGGTGTTGCAGTAACAGGATTAGAAGAAACATACATACAATGGACAGCAGAAGTGAAATTATATAGAAATCAAATACAACAAACTTTTTAAGATATGGCACAAGAAGAAATAGTAATGGAAATTAAAGCAAATGTAAAACCTGCTACAAAACAAGTTGAGGAATTTACAAAATCTTTAAATGATGCTGAAAATGCCCAAAAAGAACTGAATGAACAAATAAGCATACAGAATAAAGTTTTAAATGATCTAGAAAAAGAATTAGTAGAATTAAAATCAGTTCAAGATTCTATACCTAAAGGTGCATTTTATGCAGGTATGTCTGATCTTAATGCTAAGATTAAAGAAACAGAAAAAAACATTAAGCTTGAAAAACTAGGACTTAAAGATTTACAAAATCAGCAAAAAGAGAATAATAGAGAACTAAAAGAACAAAACAAAGAATTAAAAGAAAACGAAAAGCTAGTAAAAGAAGGAATAGGAAACTTTAGGTTATTTGGTGTATCTATTAATGATGTAAATAAATCTATAGGTAGAGTGATACCTACAATAAAAGTAATGTTTGCTACAATTACTAGAGGTATAATGTCTACAGGTATTGGTGCATTATTAATTGCTTTTGGTTCTTTAGCTACTTATTTTACATCAACACAAAGAGGTGCAGATAAATTAAAGATTGCTTTAACAGGTATAGGTGCAGCTTTTAATGTAATAAGAGATAGAATTTCTACAGTTGGAGAAGCTATTAGTTTAGCTTTTTCAGGAGAATTTACTGAAGCTGCTGAAAAGCTAAGAGGTAGTTTTAAAGGTATTACTGATGAAATAAAAGAAGAAATTAAAGTAATGACTGATCTTGAAAAAAGACAACAATCTTTAAGAGATGCAGAAATACAGTTTACAGTACAAAGAGCAGCTACAAGAAAAGAAATAGAAAAAGCTAGATTATTAGCAGAAGATGAAACATTATCACAAGAAGAAAGAGTAAAAGCATTACAGAAAGCTTTAGATCTTGAAACTAAAACAACTAATCAAGAATTAGAATTAGCTAGAGAGAGAGTAAGAATACAAGAAGAACAGATGAAAGTATCTGAAAATCTAGTAGAAGATGAAAAGAAACTAGCAGATTTTAGAGCAGATGTAATTAATAAAGAAACTAAGTCATTTAGATTACAAAAAAGAGTTAAAACAGAAATAAATGAGTTAAATAGAGAGATAGAAGCAGAAGAAAAAAGAATAGCTAAAGAAAAAAAGGATCGTGAAGATGCTGAATTTGAAGCTATGATGAAAGCTAATGATGAATGGAATAAACAACAACTAAAAGATGCAGAAAAATTAAATGATGATCTTGAAAAATTAGATAAAGCTAGAGAAGATGCAAAATTAAATCTAATAGAACAAGGTTTTGACATAGCAGGAGAATTAGCAGGAAAAAGTGATAAAGCACAAAAAGCTGTTGCAGTTGCTAAAACTATCTATAATACACAACAAGCTATTATGAATGCTATGGCAAATATTCCTGCACCTTTTAATATAGCTACAGCAGTAAGTACAGGTATTATGGGTGCTATGTCTGTTAAAAATATACTATCAACTAGTCCTAGTAATGCTACAAATGTTAATATACCAACAACAGGGCAAACAGGAACTCCTGCACCTGAAATGTTAAGTGGTAGATTTCAATTAGGTGGAGTAGAAGAACAGCAACCTGTTCAAGCTTATGTAGTTACTGATAGCTTAACAGATAATCAAAACAAACTTGCTTACATACGTAGGAGAGCAACAATTTAAAAATCAAATAAATAACAATTAAACATATTATATATTATGCCTTGTAAAAAATGTGATAACGGAAAATATAAGTGGGGGGAAAATGGTGAATGTAAATACGACACTAAAGAAGCTTGTGAAAAAGCTAACCCTAAACACTATGATAGTAATAAA